GATTCCATGTCTCGTTTAAGTTCAGCAGACACTTTAGATAGTTGATATGCCTTCTCACTGCGTCTACCCGCTGCATCTACTTTTTCTAGTGTGCCAGAAATTTGGATGGTTTTTTGTGAGATTTGTGTACGATTACCGACACGAGTAGTTGGAGCAAGTGTTGCTGATGTAGCGTCATCACCCTCGACTGCTGCGTTGCCTGTATTAACTGCTGCCAAGCTGTCCACTTGCCATTCGTGAAGAATCGCAGATGCCTGGGTCTGACCAACTGATGACATGAATGGTGTATCAGTAGGTGAAATATTGTAAATCACATCTGTTAGGTCTTCTTTTTGACCTACAGCTGTAACGGTTTTATATGTAGCCATTGTTTATATCCTTATTCAATAAAGTTTTCAAATATAGCTGCTGCGTCACGGACTTTTCCGGTTTGCTTTAGCTTGTTCATTTGTCGCTTACGAATATCTCTATTTTGTGTTTTAACTTTAGTCCCGGACTTAATCATCTTAGGTGCTTGTGACACCTTTTTAGTAATTCCAGGTTTAGCTTTTTTCATTTTAAGATATTCACTTGCATAGAAAAGAGTGATTGCATGACGTGAATCAACAACACCGTCGATTTCATTGTCTTGGAATCCCAACTCTTTTGCAGCAGTCCGAATTTGCTTACGCACTTGGTCGGCTTTTGCTGGGTCTGAAAACTCTGGTAGGAATGTTTTAAGCTTTTGTGCTTCCTGTTGAACAAATTGCTGCATTTGTGCTTGCTGATCTGCTTGTTGCTGTCTAGCAATTGCTTCTTGCTCTGCACGAACTCTAGCTAACTGTTCTTTCTTTTCTGTATTTTCTGCTATTTTCATAGCATATCCTAGTGGGTCGTTTTCTTTCATTATGGCTAATTCTTCGGGGCTAGCTTCTTCCGTCTTCAAGATATCCTCTACTGCTCTTAGCCTTTGAGCATAATAATCCCTGAACTTTTTAGACTCTTCAACTGCTGCACGTTCAGCTTCAACAGCCTTACGTTGCTCTGAAAGTTCTTGAGTCTTTTTCGTATAGTCAGCATTAAGTTGATAACCGGCTTTAAGTTCGTCAAGGGTGACCTCCATCTCTTGCCCGGCAGCTTTAATTTTAAAGCGGTCAGGTTCTTCAGTAGGTTCCTCTTCATACTCAATCTCAGAATCATCTTCTGATTCGGCTTCATACTCTTCAGATTCGTCAGTTTCAAGAGCCATCTCTGCATCATCTAAAACTTCTTCATCTACCTCTACCTCTTCGACTTGTTCACTTGCAGTTTCAGGTTGGACATTGTCGCCTTCTTCTGCAGCTAATAAAGATTCAAAACTAGAAGCTGCTTCCCTTACAGTCAGGTCGGCACTTCCTTGTTCAGGAGTCATGCTTTCTTCACTCATTGTATTTCCTTAATAGTCCCATTCGGCATGGGTTGCCATTATAGAAACTTCTATAATATTTTCCAGGCTTTGTCTTTTATCTCGTTATCTTTAGCGATTGATTCAAGATAAGCCATTAACTCGTCAATTGTCTTTATTCTTATGTATGCCTGTTCTCTGTCCTGGACGGCTTCTTGATTAGAATAAATAATTCTATTTAATTGATTGTCTCTTAATTCTTTTAATACTTCTAAAAAATGTTCATCATGAAGAAGATTCTGTATTGCTTCCTGTCGTGTCATAAACGCTTGGCACCTCAAAGTTTATATTTGGATTTATTCCTGTCCCGGCAAGATAGTCAAAATTATTTAAGAATCTTCTTGCTCCATAACTAGTAGGAACACCATTTAATAATCCGTTGCTGTAATTATCAACAGCGTTGTATATATTATCTTCTACTTTTTGTAACTGGTCTAGTGATGCCGTAGCTGGCTGATAAACAGCGACGTTTTCTAACGGCTCAGGCTCATAGCGTGGTGTGTTTGCATAGATATAAGCCATTGACGGTGTATATTGAGTCACTCCTTCTTCGGGTTCAAATGCCCGGAATCCAGCAACGTCTACATTTTCAACAGGTCTAAATGATTGACCACCAACTTCAATAGTTCCTTCTGCACGATTAGATCCACCACCACCCATGCCATATCCATAAATACCACCCATATAACTAGGAGCAGATTGTGTAACAGTATAAGGCTCATACATATAGTTATCACGATAGTAATATCCTGTATCACCTACTTGTTGTAAGCTAGGATATTTGGTTGAGTCCACGAGTCCTAATAATTCATTAACGTTTACTTCTTGAGTAGGAGCGTTTTGCTGCACAGGATTCACGTCAAAATTTAACGCACCTTTCCCACCACCAGCTGCAGCAGCAATACCTAAATCTCTTGCTACTGAATTTCTGTCAAACTGTTGTGAATTAGCTGGTGCTGCCATCTTCTATTTTCCTATTTGCAATATTGTTAATTTTTTCAAGAGCATTCATAATCATTGCAGTTTGATCTGTTTTAACTTTCTTATCAGCTGTTGCTGCCTGAAGTTTAATTTGTAATTCTTTTAAAGCTAATTCAGTTGTTTGCTGAACTTCTTTTTGTTTTAATTCCAGGGCGTCTTGCTGTGCTTTTAATTGCATTTGCTCACGATCTAATTGCATTTTTGCCTGATCTGTTTGTGCTTTTAATTGTGCTTTTTCACGCTCAACTTGTGCCAGGGCTTCTGCTGCCTGAACTTGAGGATCACCTTGTGCAGCCTGGGCTTCTTGTTGTGCTAACTGTTGTGCTTGTTCATCTGTTACTTCATTTAAGAATTGACTATCATCTTTAAATCCAGCCATTTGCACAAATTTAGCAAGCGTATCTCTGTATTGTTTTAAGTTAACAAGAGGGTTACCTAATCCATAACGACCGATAATCTGTTCTTGTTTTTCCATAATCATTTGCATTGTAGCTAACTGTTCTTGTTTGGATCCTGTTCCTAATCCAACGTTAACAGTAATGTTATATTCGTGATCCCATTCTCTTGGATCAAACGGAACATATTTGTTATTGATTCTAATGATTCGTTCTTTTTGCTGGTATTTACAAACCAATTGTAGAATACCTTTAAATAAACTTGATACACCAGTGTCTGCAAAGATACGTGCAATTAATTCTAACTTACCTTGTGAGGCAGATTGCATTGCACTGATTGCAGTTGCAGTTACGTTCTGTAATATGTCCGGGTTCAATCCTTGTTGTGCATCACTTACACCACTACGTTTTGCTTGAATCTCATCTAAATATTGCAGCATTGGGAACGATTGAGCGGCATTAGATTGAACGGTCAAAGGCATAATTGCATTTGGATTCTTCATTCTAACAATGCCACCAGCTGTTGATGTTAATAAGTCATCAAGATTTACCTGACCTTCGACAGCACCAACACGATAATTGTTTGTAAGATACAAGTTATCTAACATCTGACGAGTAATCGTAGACTTAATTAATTGTATGTCCATCGCTCTATCAGCGAGGCTGTGTCCGTAAAATTTGTGAGGAATTGGAATAGGGCAAATAGAATGAAATGGAACATAATCACATTCTTCATTATATAAAATTTCATTTGACGCATAACAAACACGTCTCATCTCTGCAATACCGTCATCATCAAAATCTGTCTTGATATAGCACTCGTAATACTCGACCAGTTCCATTGCTTCATCTTCCGGGTTCGTATCAGTTGGTTGCTCTCCCCGGGTGTATCTTGCAATTCGTTCAGGACTAAATTCTAAAGTGTCGCCAGCAGTTAAATCCATAACAACATCTTCATCGTAACCCATAGCAATCAATTCAGAACGAGTCATCATCTTACGGTGTGCAACGAACGGAGCGTCAGCAATAGTCCGGGCACGCTTTGATATTAAGAACTCTTCCGGTGGGACGTTTTCAATTATAACTTTGCCAAGATCTTTTTTACGCTGCACCTTCACATCAAATGAAGTAATAGCTGGGCTTATTTCCATACCCATCTCATCTATTTCTGCTTCCTGGACAGTCATTTGATCTTGCTCAATCACTTCAACTTCCGGGTCTGATGCAATCATAGCTAACTCATCTTCAGTTAAGCCATAGTATTTTTCTTTTTTAACGTCAACCTTCTCGTCCCAATATGCTTTAACCACACCAACTTTTTGTAATAAAGCGTCTTTGAACCAATCGTGCATGATTTCAAAACCGTTATTATCTTTATTAAATATGTGATTAACATATAACGTAGCTTGTTCTGCTTTTTCTTCATCACCTGAATTGACAGGCTCAAATACAACAGCGTCGTTTGAAACTGTAAATGGTCTAAGTAATTGTGGCAGAGCACCGTCAATCACCTCAGCAACCTCACCGGTTACAATAGAACTTTTACCTGGAACCTCATTCCCATAAGGCTCTCTCATATAATATTCTAAAGCTTGTTGACGTTCGTCAGTCGTCTCGGATTCTATGTAACCTATAGCGTCATCTATCTCGCCATCCAAGATACTTTTTAATTTATTGTCATCTGCCATTTACACTACCCATGCGTTATTAATATCAAGTGGTTTATTCCAATCAGTGCTGCCTTCATTCAATCCAATTGCAAGATATCTGAATGCATCAGCTGCGTGGGAACACCAATCATGAATCGGTTTATCGTAAAAGACATCACGTTTGTCGTCGTATTCACGTCGATAATTACGTAATGCATCTAATCCCTGTTTTGTTTTCTTATCAAACCAACAGCGAGGAAGTATTCTTCTCACTGCTTGAATCCCGTCGTCAACACTCAAACGAGGAACGACTGTAATACTTAACCCGGACTCTTCTAACATTTCCTTCCGGGACTTGCCTGTTCCTAATTCTCTAACCTGAACGTCGTGTGGTAATAATTGGGTAAACTTGTCGTAATTATTTTGACGTAACCAATTAGCGTAATAATCAAGACCGACACCGTGATTCTCTAAAAAATCTATTATTCTAATCTCTTGACCAGCTAATTGACACACCCAAATTGCTGTGGAATCACCCATACCTAAATCCCAAGCACAAAATGTTTTACATAAATCGTCCCTGGCAATATCAGTTATACGTCCATCAGCCTCAAGTTTATTTAAATCTTTACCGTAATAAGCACCTTCAGCTGGTGCTTGAAAAGAGCATTCAAACTCCTGATTAAACTTATCCTGTCCCATCAGCTTTAATGCTGAGTCTAATTCTTCCTGGTCTAATATCTTTGTATCACTTGCTTTGAATTCTAATAAATTCCAATTTGGTTCACCGGAGTCTGCAAGATCACGTAACTCTTTAAAGTAATTCTGCCCGGCTGGTGTTCCTATAAATAAAGCCCAACCTTTACGATCTGCCAGGGCTGGTCTTACAACATCAGTCCAAAGGCTCCTGGGCACCTGTGCCACCTCATCAACTATACATCCATCCAAATATATGCCCCGTAAAGAATCAGGATTGTCAGCACCGTATAAAGAGATTCTTCGTCCATTTAAAAAGTCCACTCTTAATTCAGCAATATTGATTTCTGCACCCAAAGGTCTTGTATATTCTTTGAGCATATCAAATGCCACAATTTTACTTTGTTTATATGTTGGTGATATATAAGCAAACCTTGGATTAGGTTTGTCACACTTTATAGCACTATGAATTAATTGATTTATACTCGCCATTGTTTTACCAAAACGACGGTGAGCACATACAACCGTAAATCTGTTTTCTTTTACAGACCTGTGAATTAGTTTTTGCTGCTCTCTTGGTATATAAGAAGTTTTATAAATCTTCTTCATCATCAATACCAGTAATGACCTGAATTGCACCACCACCAGCACCTGTTAATTCATGCTTTTGTGTTTCAGACCATTGAGCCCTGGTCTTTAACCAAAATATCTGTGCCTGTAAGTTTCCGTTATTAGCTTGTTGATATAATTTCTGTGCAATATTAGCGTTGGCATCAACACGACCGTTTCTTAATTCGGTATTGTAATATTTAGTTAATGTGTCGACAGAAACATCAAGTTTGTCTGCGATATCTTCGTAAGTAATTCCAGCCATTGCTAGACCAAGAACAAGTTTCCTTTTCTCTTCCGTGGGATTGTGCTTTAAACCTTGCATAGCACCCCCTTTATAACTCCGAAGGTTGCGTAAATTTTAATCATTTGTAACTCCAAAAGGGTCATTACGTTGTTAATACAGTTTATTATTACATAAAATTAGAATTCTTTAAATAGATTAAATAATAATGTTTTTTGTTGTGGGTTCAATTGCTCATAAGAAACACCACCACCATAGTCACCACTTTGATACGTTGCATCTATTCCGGTAGGTCTTAATGGTTGATTGAATTCAGGGCTATTGAATCCCGACCCGGACAGTCCGAGGGTTAGTCTTTCATTATCACCCATTGGAAAGCCGCTAGATATTCTTCCACCATATGCCTGAAACGGATCATCAAGTGGAACATCATTTTCCTGAAATATTTGTTTTGGTGAGGAGTTCATACGCATTAAGTTTTGTAGTTCTTGGGTTGACGTATAATCACGACCTTCTAGATTTATTTGATTACCTAAGTCATCAACATAAGATCCAGCAAGATCCATACCTCTAATAAAATCTTCTAATTTAAGTCCCATTATTTTTCCCGGGTAAAAAAAAAGACCTTATCGGTCTTATAAAATTTGGACGTTATTGTCCCTACCCTTCAATTATAACATTTTTAATATTAAAACACAATGGGGTTTTGCTAATAAATACGTTGTTCACACAAAATAAGGAGTTTTTCAAATGCTGTTTGTAATTTCAGTTCGTAATAAAAAGGTTTCTCTGTTTTTAAGTATCGATGGTAGATTGCTTTGCGTTCTTCGTTATGTAATGAATGTATTAAAGCGTCTACTGCTCTTATAGCATCCTTCTCTGACTCTTCAACGATATGATCAAAGGTATCTTCGCTTGATGATCCACCGGTAGACATACCAATAGACTTTTTAGGGTAGCCTAGCCCTGGATCCCAGTGGTGCATCCATTTAGCCCAATCATCCAGTAGCACTTGTAAGCGTTGAATTTCCATCAATCATAAACAGTGTCATATTGAGACCCGGAGTAATGTGTAATATATGCCCCGGAATTATATGAAACATTTTTACTGTTTTCTAATCTATAAATTTTTCGGCTTTTAATTTTGAATGATTTTTCTATCTTTTCTCTTGGATAAAACATATCAGCTAAAAGACAGTCTTCAGATAATGTGTATTTTCTTTTTCGACCTTCGCTAGTTCTATTGATTGCATTAGTAAGAACCATATAATTTAATACACCATATACTGACTCTCTTGGTAATTTACAATGCTCAATAATGTCAGGAAGAAAAGAAGTTTTGTTTTCTCTTAAATATGCTTTAATTAATTTAACAACATCTTCCCGACGTAATTTCTCACCGTCTTCAGTTGTGTAAAAATAATCAAAGGTTGATGGCATCTTGTTCAATGAGGACTGCTTCCTTTCCGGTAAATTCTTCCCAGCGTTTAACAATAACGTCTACATATTTAGGATCTAACTCCATTAAACGTGCGTGACGTCCCGTTTTTTCTGCAGCAATTAATGTGGAACCTGAGCCACCAAATAGATCTAGAATGATATTGGAGGCACTAGAACTATTCTTTATGGCTCGTTCCACTAACTCGATGGGCTTTGTAGTCGGATGAAGCTCGGATTTTTTAGGTCTTGGAATATCCCAAACGTCAGACTGCTTGCGATCTTCTAATTCTTTTAACCTTGCACTACCTTCGAGCCATCCATACCAAATTGGTTCATACTTTGTGTGATAATCTTTACGAGATATAACTAAACTATCTTTATTCCAAATGATTGTGCTTGACCAGTGATAACTGTTCATAGCCAAGGTCAGCATCATGTTACCCCACTCCTGTGCAGACATTACAACATAAGTTATACATCCTGGCTCGCTGGCGTTCTTCATCTGATCAAATACATTAAACATAAAATCTTTAAAATCTTCAGTCGACATTGAATCATTCATAATTGAACGGTCTTTATATTTGCCGGCTGCCAGGTTTGAACCGTAATCAACATTCCATGGTGGATCAGTGAAAACCATTTGTGCTTTTTTACCATCCATTAATTTTTCAACATCAGCTGTGCTGGTTGAATCACCACACATTAATCTATGATTACCTAATTGGTATATACAACCTAATTTTGCTGTTGTCTCAGCTGAAGGCTCCGGGATCTCATCCTCATCAATATTGCCATCAATAATTTCAGGTTCTAATAAAGATAATAATTCAGAAGCATCAAAGCCCAGGTCAATTAAATTAAAATCTGTTTCTAATTCTTTTAATTCAAGTGAAAGTAATTCAGGATCCCATCCGCTATTAATTGCAATTCTATTGTCAGCTAATATAAAAGCTTTCTTTTGATTTTCAGTTAAATGCTCCAAACTAATGGTAGGAATTTCAGATATATTAAGTTTTTTTGCCGCCTCAACACGACCGTGCCCGGCAATAATACCGTTGTCTTTGTCAATCAATACAGGGTTATTAAAACCAAATTCTTTAATGCTAGAAGCAATTTGATTTATTTGGACTTCATCATGAGTCCGGGCATTGTTTGCATATGGTATTAAATCATTTACTTTTTTAATTTCAATCTTCATTCACTTCTCTTTTTAATATATGTGGAGGCAAATTAATATATTCCTCATGTAAGCATATTGTATATGGTGCGTCCGGGTAATACTTTTTTATATATTCGTTTGCATGGGCACAAGATTTCATATGACCTATATATTTAGGCTCGTCCATTGTTATATACACCACTAATACGAATTCAAATATCACCCAATTTTTGTGTTACCTGTTCCAGTAATTCTTCCTCGGTTCCGAACTTTTCCTCGAAAGCTAACTGCCCAGCATGTAAAGCTACTCCGTGCCCACCATGTTGATGGTGATTAGGACACAAGGGTATTGCCTGGCTCCAATGAGATTTCATTCCCATCCCGGCATGACATCTCACATGATGGATCATTGGTTCAGTCCATCCATAACCTTCATTTAAACATACAATGCAGCCCATTGCACTTAATTTTTTATAATGATTACTTTCTTTTTTTGTTTTTGCCATTTAAATATATGTCCTGGTATTCCTGTAGGTCTTTCATAATTTTTAAATACTGAGATGGAGTCCAATATTTTTCCTCATCATAATTTGGAAACCCTTTAGTTTGTCCCTGGCGAGTGCTGGTTTTATATTTATATTCCAGGGGAGAGCCGTTGGCAAACTCTCTAAGAACCTTTAAATAAAATTCTTTAAGAGTCATCTGACCACCCAAGTTCTGCTGCCCACACTTCAACGTTTCTCATATATTCAGTAAACTCATCAACCTTTAACCTGGTAGTGCTTTTAATACTAACAATAACCTCACCACTAATAACTCGATCTTCCCGTAAAAATTTATATTTGCACAATTCATGGATCTCATTTGCAGAATAGCCTAAATAATTTCCTATGCTTGGATATAAATAACCCCATAGCCTTGAGTTTTGTTCAGTGCTTCTGTTAACACTTTCCTCATATACAACGACCTTCCATATCTTACTAAAATCTAATTCACTTAGTTTTTTTACTAGATTCGGTAGGTTTTCTTTTGATAGACTCCACGGTTTCATTTTTACCTTTTTTAAATATTCGGTCGAATTCTTCCTCAAACTTTTTACGGTCTGTAAATGGTCTTGACACTGATCCTTTAGACATTTTCAACCTCCAATATTCTATAAGTTGTTTTGCCTTCATCACTTATAAATCTTGTGTAAGGAACTTTATATGTTTTTTTAATTGATGCAAAAGTTAAAACATCAATTTCTTCTTCACCAAAATAATATTTGTTATCAGGTTTATGAGGAAACCCTAAAAGCAATTGAACGTAAGCACCAAATAAATAAGTGGTGCCTCCATGAATATCAACTTTTACATACTCATCATCAATATTATTTAACCAATTTTGAAAAGATCTATTCGACATGGAGTGCCTCCTTTGCAAATCTGATGGCAATTTCCGGACAATTTCCCGGATTGTCAATAATTTTTTGAGCCCAAGCTTTTGGGTGTGGTCTTTTTTTGTTTTTAAATTCTGAGACAATTTGGTGGAACTTTGCTCGGTTCCTTTCATATACTTCAGGATCAGACTTATGAGCGAGTTGATGGACATAATCTCTTACAGGATTTATTTTGCATAGATCTATAATTCCAGCTGGCGTGGGCATAATTTTATATTTGTCCACATAATTATTAAATGCTTTGGTAACAATATTAAATTCATATTTATTTAATTTAAACCACCAAACTTTTATTTGATCTTTGTCCGGGCTAGGCTTTCCATATAAAGCCATGACCGTATCCAACATATTTTTAAAACCTTGTTTATCGCTATCATTCATTTTCAGCCTCCTTAAAAAATAATAATACTCTTTTTTGTTAAAATTAAAACCCTAAATTTTCAGG